TTAATTAACTTTTTTAATTTGTCCATTTTGTCAATAAAATCCAAAAATTGACAAACTGACAAAATGCCTCTGACAGACTTTTGGAGTTTTGTCAGTAATTTGTCATAGACTAAAATAATGCAATGACTGATGTATTGCTTACCCGACAACTTCACCAGGCCGACAGGGCCGGTAGACACTACGACTACCGAATTGTAATTGGTGACAAGGCCTTGTCTTGGGCCACTAAAAAAGAAATGCCCGACCCAGGGAAATCCATTGTCTTATGGGAACAACCGGTTCATACTGCCTCTTATGCTCTTACAGAGAATCTGGTAATTCCCAAGGGTAACTACGGAGCTGGTACTACAGAGCTCCAGTTTGTAAGAAAGGCTACTATGGAAGACCACGGTAAGGATACTTATACTTTGAATGTCAAAGATGGGTCTAGATTTTTGTTGAAGAAGATACCAGCCTACGGAGAAACGGCCTGGCTGTTTAAAAATATGCCTAATAAATACTTAGAGAAGCTATCTCACTATGCGTAAATCCAGAAGACCAAAAACCTCCTTGAGAGAGTCACCCTATTCACTACCAGAACAGGCATATCATAGAGAGCCTGAACCGATAAGACCTAAGACGGCAAACCAGGATAGATACATCAAAGCAATCAAGACGGGTAAGGTAATCTTTGGTACCGGCTCTGCCGGGTCTGGTAAAAGCTTTATTGCAGCCTCCATGGCTGCCGATATGATTCGTAACGGGGAATTCAGCAAGTTACTGATCATTCGACCAGCAGTAGGGGCCCAGGAGGACCTTGGATTTATACCCGGGGAATTGGAAGAGAAGTATGCCCCTTATATTTTCCCAATTAAGGAAATCCTATACGAACGGCTGGGCAAGAGCCAGACAGATTATATGCTTAAGGTTGGTAAGATTGAAGGTGCCCCGATTGCCTTCCTTAGAGGTAGGACTTTTAAGGATTGTGTCGTCCTTGTGGATGAAGCTCAGAATATTACTCCCGGACAGATGAAACTAATACTTACTCGTATCGGAGAAAACTGCAAAATGATTATTACTGGTGACTCAAGCCAAAGGGATCTGACTGGCAAGTCAGGATTAAATGATGCCATAGAAAAGATTGGCTGGATTCCTCAGGTTAAGGTAGTTACCTTTACGGCTGCTGATGTTGTCCGGTCTGGTATTTGTGGAGATATTGTTTCCAGCTATGAATAAGTACCTAGAAAAAATAGCCTTGGACTTAATGGGTCTTACTCATCCCTTAAAGCCTTCAGTCTTAAAGGCTGGAGCCTTGAAATTTAAAAGTCTGAGGGCTGCTGACACCTTTAAAATTCCCGCTAAAGTAATGGGTTTAGACAAGGCTGCTGCCGACCTTTCTCCTAGACAGGAAAAAGCCTTGAAGAAGATGGATGACACAGGCGGAGTAATTCTCAACCATTCTACTGGTAGTGGTAAAACTAGAGTCTTTTTAGTTGCCGCCCAGAGAGCTTTAGAGGCCAATCCCAACAAAAGGGCCTTACTAGTGGCCCCGGCCAGTCTGACTAATAACGTCGACAAAGAGATCTTAAAACACAATATTAAGCTAGACCGGGACAGATTGGATGTACTGTCTTATGAAAAGGCCGTCATTGACTCTGACAAGCTTTCAAAAAATAAGTATGCCTTGGCTATTGCTGATGAAGCCCAGAAGCTCCGCAATATAGGAACCAAAAGACACTCCGTTATTTCTGAGCTTTTTAAAGACTCTGACAAAAGACTGTTGGCCTCGGCCACTCCTGACTACAATAATGTTTCTGATATCGGGGCCATGGTAAACTTGGCCGCTGGTAGCAAGGTTATGCCTGAGGGAAAGCAAGCCTTTGACGAAAGGTATGTTGATAAAAAGATGGTCTCGGCCCCTATTCTACAACGTATCTTTGGTGCCCCGCCAAAAGAAGTCTCCAATATTAAAAATAAAAAAGAGCTGGCCTCAGTGGTCAATAAATATTCTGACTACTACAACAGCAGCGAAGACCCAGAGTCGGCCAAGCATTTTGCCCGCAAAGAAGAGAAGGTCATAGACGTCAAGATGAGTGCCCTTCAGCACCGTCTTTATAAGTATTCGGAAGATAGTCTACCTTGGCACCTCAAGATTAAAATCCGGGCTGGTATGCCTTTAGATAAAAAAGACTCTGCCCAGATACAGGCCTTTAGTTCTAACATTAGACAAATCTCTAATTCTACCAGGAAGTACCTGCCTAATTACGAAGATCCTACTCCCAAGATTAAGGCCGCAGTAGATAGTCTGGAAAAAGACTACCGGACAAACAAGGAATTCCGTGGAGTGGTCTACTCCAATTTCCTGGAGGCTGGCCTTAATGACTACTCAAGAGAATTGACCAAAAGAAAGATACCACATAATATATTTACCGGTTCTTTGAACAAAAATCAAAAAAGCGCAATGGAAGAAGAGTATAATACTGGCAAGGTACCGGTCTTATTGATTTCTAGTTCTGGTGCCGAAGGACTTAACCTTTTAAAAACCAGGAAGCTTCAGATCCTGGAAAATCACTGGAATGAGTCTAAGATTAAACAGGTAATGGGTAGATCTATTAGATATGATTCTCATAAAGATTTACCAGAGAAAGATCGGGTAGTAGAAATTGAAAGATATAACTCAGTCTTCCCCGATGGAATCCTTGGCAAGTCTAGGAGTAATAGTATTGATACCTATATGATGCATAATGCAGCCCACAAACAAAGTCTGTCAGATCAGATGAATAAACTATATGATAGGTGACTATGAATTCAATTTGTAGAATAGGTGATATTGTAACCGGCACATGTCTAGTAAGTACCACTGGACACCCAAGAAGTTTTACCGGGACTTGGACTACTGGAAGTCAAGTGGTTTTTGCTGACAACATAGGGGTAGTCAGACTTGGGGACTCTGGTATTACTGATTGTAATCATACTTTTATAGCAATAACTGGATCTCCTTATAGCACCGTAGAAGGACTGCCTTTGATCAAGGTAGGGGATACTGTTGAAGTAATAGGTGGTGGTACCGGAACTGCAATAACTGGTAGCCCTATGGGAGACTCCTTCTAATGTTTACTAGGGCCAAATACAAACAAGGACAAGACTGGACCTCTTTGGAAAATCCGGCGGCATCGGTCAAACTGGACGGTGGTCATTATTTTTTGGCAATAGACAACCATGGAGAAGCCAAGTTTATCAGTCGTCGTAAAGGGGTTAAGGGTAATTACCCAGAAAGACAGGCAAGCCTACCTCACCTGTCTGGTCCTTACCCAGAAGACTTTAGAGGAAACGTATTTTCGGTCGAGCTTATCCATACTGGCCACCACCCAGGTCCAGAATCCCATCCTCAGGCCTCTGGAATTTTAAATAGTCTACCAGATAGGGCAATGGCCACCCAAGTTGCCACAGGCCCAATTAGGGCAGTCTTATTAGATGTAATACACCCCGCCCTTCCTACTTATGGTCAGAAGATCTCATATTTGAAATCCCTGGAAACCCAGTATAATAAACCAAATGTATTATATGCTATACCAGTAGAAACTAATCCCAGTAGAATTGCTGACCTTATTGACTCTACTCGCAGTGAAGGTAGAGAGGGTGTAATCATTACCTCAATGACCGCCCCCGAGACTAATAACCCTAGGATAAAAATAAAGCACTGTCAGACTTATAACTTGGTAGTGACTGGAATCACTCAGGAGGTAGGTCAAGACACGCGGCCAAAAGAATCAGCCGGGGCCTTGATTGTATCGGACTCTACTGGTAGAGAAGTAGCCTCGGTAGGCACTGGTCTAAGTCATGATCTTCGTAAAGAAATATGGAAAAACAAACCAGCCTGGATTGGTAAACTTATTCAGGTCAAGACCTTCGGCCTTAAGGTAAACCGACTTGCTTCCCCTGTATTCAATGGGGATGCCGATGGTGAAGTTGATACCATACCGAGCTAAAATAGTCCTATGACAGAATTAGAATCAAAAATAATTGAGCAGATTATCCAGGCCTATAAAAATCAGGGAGTGAACCCTAGAAAAATAATGGATAACCCTATTTTTCTACACCTGCCCCTGGCATCAAAAATAGAAGTAATTAAGCAATATAGCTTGGCCTTGAGGTCTAATCCAGAAACCTCTGCCGCCAATACAGCCATACAGGCACTTAAATCTGGGCTGTCGGGAGCCGTCCTGTCTGCTGGCATATCTGGCCTCAGTCAGAAGACAAAACTGCTGAGTCCATTAGTAAGAGGCCCAAAAGGGTTTAATTCAACTAACCTTGCATATGCCGCTGGAATCGGGGCAAGTCTAGGTATTATTAAAAGTTTAGTCTTTTCGCAAATGAAAAGAATGGATGACCAAAGATTTAGCAATATGGTGGCCAATAATTCCCCAGAGACGGTACTTGGTATCAATTATACAACTGGAAAACTAAATCCAGAATCAGTAAATTCAAACCCTATTATTTCTCAACTGAGTTTGATGAACAATGTATTACATGGCGAGATACATAGAGGATGAACCTCATTAATAAGGTAAATATAGGATGTTAGCACACAATTTAAAGGAGATCCTTACACTGATCCCAGAAGCCTCCGAACTAGTAAAACAGGCTTCTATAGAAGAAGAGTTCCCTACAAATAATAAGGACTCGGTCTGCGCCTCCTACCTACGTATGAATTACTTGACCAAGGTGGCCAATCTAAATATTGCCCCAGAGACTAAATCTAAGATTATCAAGGCAGCCTCTTTGTATCAAGTAAGAGACAGACTGGACACGATGTCTAGAAAGTTTAATCCATCGCTTGAAAAGACGGCCAGTCAAAAGGCCGATGAATTAATTATTGAATTTGAAGACAGCGTTGGCAATCCTTTGGGCTTAGAAAAAATAGCCTCTTTGGCCGAAGCAATTGTTGACCAGGATTTAAACCTATATAATAATCCTATGGTAGACTTATATGCCGTAAAGGGTTGGTTAAATAAAGAGGCCGCAGTAAAGACCTTAGCCAACCGCTTCTATCAGACCAAAGATCAAGACTTTGTCAAAATTGCCCGTATGGTTTTGGACAATGTAAGAGAAGACGACCAGAGTCAAATTAGACAAGTCTGCCGGACTGTGACCCAGTTGGATAAACGAGCAGGCCTAGACCTTATTGGGTTCAACTTCTATAAAGAGGCCCTTATTACAAAAGAAGCTGCCTTTAAGTCAGTATTAAAGATTAAGCTTTTAAACAAAGAAATTCCATACGAGACTATTGCCAAATTTGGCAAAGAGCGTATTGGTCAAGTCTTGGGTAGTTCTGTCTCAGAAGGTATGAATGACGACCCCGTCAATAATAAGTATCTTATCGAGTCCCTACCTAAAGATTTACAGACAGTCTTGGTAAAGGTATTAAATGTCTGACCTTGGATTAGCCTCCTTAAAGGATATTAGAGATAACCTGGACCGTATATTTGGTGAGGGTCTTTGGGAAAACCTTGAGACGGAAACCATTTCTCTTACCTTGGATGTTGTCCTAGACCCTTTGGCCAGAGACAAAATCTCTTTGTTAAGGGTATTGGCTCATGACCCCGACCTATTTTTTGAAGATCCTATGGTATTTCTACATGGTGTAGAGGTTATTAATAATAATGTGGCCGACTTCGATTTCCTGCCCGTCCCCTCTACCTTGGAGGCAATATATGCCATTGACCAGGTCAATGAACTTATTGACGAACCGGTTAAAGTCTCTGACTTTTCTCTTGGGGTAAAAAAAACCTTGGCCAACATTTTGGTCCAAGATGGATTTTCCCACATACCAAGCCAACTCTCTGGGGTACCCTTGGGTTGGATAACCAACTTTCCGGAGACACAAGATAAGACAGATGTTTCAAACCGGGACTTGGCAATTAAGGCCTACTCTAAACATATGATGGATGAGCAAAAATAATGGAATACATGTTAGGTCAACCCATTACCATAGTATTTCCCAGTCAAGGATTAATTTCAGGTCTTACTAGTTTCCCAGATCTTAGAATTTTTGTAGATGGTGTCCTGACACCTGAAACAGTAACTTTTAGGGACTTGAGCAATGGGTTATATTCTATGTCTTTTAACTCCAATGCTTCTGGTGCCTATACCGTGTACATTCAAGGAGCCATTCAAACTAGGTTCAATGTTGTAACCCGTGATGTCTATAGCTTCCTTAGAAATATAGAAGATGAGGCCATAGGCAGTTGGACTTGGAATAAAGTAACCGGAGTAATGTCTATTATAAGACAAGATAGTTCTATTCTCGGTACATTTAAAATAATTGACACAGCAGACTCCTCTTCCAGAGAGCGTCTAGGCTAAAAAAATCCCGAAAGTATTTTCCGGGATTAGGGATTTTTTCTTAGGCCGCCAACAAAATAGCCTTATCAAATTCTATAGAAGCTATTTTCATCAGAGTATCAATATTTGATCCGGGAAGGGTATAACCGCTCTGCCAGGAGTCTTGACTTACTAATTCTCTCAAGTATTTAAAATCTGTATGCCTATAAATACACCCAGAGTCTAACCCGATGTCAATTCTGTGGTAATCAATATCTTTGGCATAGTAGATATTTTGTACCACAGAAAAAGCCGTGGCCGCAACCAAAACATTAATAGCCATAGTCTGATCCAGGTCAGCGCAGCTGGCCGTAGAAGTAGTCTCAACCATCTGATTAAAATAGTCTACATCCATATACAGAGAAGGTACTCTAACACTAAAGGGGACACTCTTATTACTTATAAGTTTTTCCAAGATTTCTCCAGAGGCTTGACATGCACTTGGACTACTAGTCCCCATTACTTTTACCTGGCCATAATTATCTCCATTACCAGTATCTATGATTATGCCTACCACTGAATTGGCGGAAATCCATGCCTGAATATCTTTCCTAGAGGATACCGAGTCTACACATAGTATGTGTAATGCTACTTCACCATACTCCATAGTATTAGACTGTGAATCTGTAATTGAGGTAGTCTCTGCCTTAATATTAATATCATAGGCTTTGGCATACCGAGCAGCTAATACCTCTGACTTATATTTACCGACGTCAGAAGTCACAAAATTTTGTCTACTTAAATTTTTAGCCTCTACAGTGTCAAAATCAAAAAGGACAATCTCCGGATTAATTACATGTGGCAGACTTTTAAGAAACTGAGCCACCAATGGAACCAGTCTAGAACCAGTTCCACCACATCCATGTATGTATACTTTGTTAGGAAATAGGCTTGAAGTGTTATATATCATTTCTTATTTATCCTATAAATCCGTTGGTCGCATAGTGTCTTCTGCCATTTTCTGTCAGATTCTGATAGGCTTCATTAATAATAAGTTTTAGATTTTCATCATTGTGATGATTGTCCATTACAAAATCAAGGGCATCTCCGATTATATATTCATAGTCATCATCCCCTAGTCCTACGGGATCAATGTCTTCCAGTCGTCTACGTCTACCACCATTATCAAAATCTACGGGAGGGATAATATAATCATCCTCTTGAAAGCCATACAGCTTAGAGCTTTCCTGGTCATAAAAAGGAGTGATCTGTCCGTATTTGGGGGGATAATTATGTGGCTCCGGAACAGAAATTTGATCTAGCCAGGTAGGATCGATTTGTACTATGTCCAAAGAGGGTATCTCAAAGATCTCATCAACTTGTACTGGATAGTTAAGTTCACGGAAGTTGAACCGGAACACCATGGTAGGCTCCTTGTCCAGATTACCAATTACTCCTGAATAATAGATACAGCCTTTATCATTATTATTGTCTGTACCACTAAAGAAGCTACTCATTGTATTATGGGAGTGCATGTCTAAGACAATAATACTGCCTGATGGTAGAGTGCTTGCATCATACGAAAAAGATACTGCCGCCTTTGATACCGTCTGTTTCGGGACCGAGACATGATACCCCTTTTCTTTTGTCCATAAGACAAAACAGTGGGCTTCATATTCAGCCTTCTTATGAGTAATTACTTCTTTAAAAAACTTGGTGATTTGATGGAGAATAGACTTTGGGATTTTGCCATCTGGTAAGAAGTTCAGTTCCTCTTTTAATTTGTCTCCGTCACCAACTGCTTCTGCCGGTAGGCTTGGGATTTTCAGGCGGACACTACGACCACCTACCAGGTTTTGATGTTTTAGAAACCCATCAGAAGTCGTTACATAGATGGTTGAATAGGATCCGACTACATCTTTGAATTCATCTTCTGAACAAACACAGGAGACATATGGTACAAGAATTTTCATTTTTAAGTCCTCGTCATGCTAATTGGTGTAAAGTTGGCAATATTTCACTCAGGTCATTCGCCACAGGAGTTGGAGCTAGATGTGGACTATCCCGTAGCATATAGTACGGAAAGGTTTCGGCATCTTCTAGGATTTTATACCAGGAGGAAACATTGCCTCTGAAGGTAGTATCATTAATGGATAGGTCATCGTTGAAGGGAGTATCAAACAACATGGTGTAATAATAGTGAAGACCTTTTAAGTTTTTGGAAAATACTCTAGGAGTAGTATTGCCTCCGTAGCACATATGACCATCATTATATATATTAGAAAATGGGAGTATCCAAATATGTTTTAGATGATCTTTTTCTGTAGGTACTTGTTCTAGCAGCTCTACTGACTCGGCTCCAAGATCAGTACAAAAATATCTGATATCCTTTAGGTAATATGAGTTATCTGGTTTAATATCTAAGGTAAAGGATAATATAATGTTTGGAGCCGCAACTTTATAAATGGTCTCGGGGTCGTAGCTCTTTTTGTATTTAAGGTCTTGTTTTTTTGCAGGGAAGTAGGTACTTAATTTTATACCTTGAGTTGTCCTGGAAAATCGTATACAGTTTGGTGGTAGACTAAAAGCTTCTTCAGAATTTGGTTGAGCTACTTCCTTAGATACTGTTTTTAAAAAGTCATTAATAGAAATTATCTTGCTACTGGTACTGAGACTATTACCGGTGTCCACTTCGACACAATCTGTATACATTTTTATATTTATATATGGCTCGCTAATATTTTCTTCAGTCATACAAAATCCCCTTCTATGAAGATGTTAACCATTTTTAGGCGGTTATTAATAACGCCTAGATTACTTCTACCTATTGTAAAATCCCCAATTTCAAAGTCTATTAGTTGATTTAGTATTTCAAGGGAGGTTATCGTTTGTGATAAGTTTTCCATCAAGGCCAGACCTTTAGAGTATAGATCTTCTGAATCAACAAATCCCTTCTTTAGGTTACCTATATTCATTGTGTATCTACCGGGTTATAACGCATTCTAATTCTTAGGATATTTTGCATAGCTTTTATAACCTCTGGAAAATACCACACATATCTATATGGGGTGAATGAACGGTTAGGGTTTAATGGTTTCATCAGTACTGATATACTCTGAGTATTAACATACTCGGCATTTACAATACTTGCTGTTAGCGTTATCCCCAAAGTAGTAGATGCTTTTACCAACTTAGCAAGATACCTAACCATAGTCTCAGATCCTTTGGGCGACATTCTACCTAAAAACTGTATCTTTAGTGGTACTCCCCGATTAATATTAGGAGGAGAAATAATTACATTAGGCCTATGTGGGAAAGGTATATAAGTAAAAGCCCCTTGGTACGACTTTAAGGCCTGTGACCCAGCTATTTTAAGTAGGGAATAAAATGGATCACTCCACCCCGATAATGTATACCTTTGGTCTGCCGAGAACCCATAGAAGGATTTAAAGTTTCTAGTCACAGCCTTTAATTCCAGTAGTCTACTAAAGGTAAATTTAACAAGAGACTCCGATATAAGTGCTGATTGTAATCTACTTGAAAGGACATCTACTGCCCGTTTTCTTTTAAGTGGTATTGTTTCGTATATCAATTCTTAACCCCTGGAAAACTAAAAAAAACATTGACCTGGCCAGAGGTCAATGTCCTTAAACTAAAAAAGTTTTTTTTAGCCTTTGGTACCCGTTTTTGCGCGGAAGGTGAATTCCACATTACCATCGGAGTCAGTCTCTTGACTTGCATCCATAGAGGCCATGCCGGGCACACCACCCTTCAGGTTGCGGACGATGTCGTCTACAGTATAGTGATCACCTGGAAGAGAATATGATTCGCCGGTCGTTGCAATGTTTACGGTAGTTGTTGCCATGTTTTTAATTTCCTATAGGGTTAAGTAAAAAAGAAGAAAGACTAAATATCTTTCCTCTAAATTGCTTATACCATGAAATTCAAAAATATCTAATTCAAAAGGCCTATGTTAAAATACGGCATGACACAAAAGAAAGTGAAGTTAACTACTTCGCAGCTGGGCAGGGCAATATTGTCCTTTAAGGGGAAACCCTTTTCCCTGGACGGCTATAAACCATTTACTGAAATATATGACTTTGACCCACCTCTGATGACGGTCAAGTGTTCCAGACAGGTTGGTAAGACTCTATCCATTGGGGCCATCAAAGCCCTTAAGTGTATATCAAGGCCTTATTTCACCTCTCTGTATATTGCCCCATTGTCAGTCCAGGCCTCACGGTTTTCAACTACTTACCTAGACCCTTTCCTGAATTCCCCTCTGGTCAAGAAATACTATAGGGATACCAGTTCGAAGAAAAATGTCTTTGAAAAGACATTGAATAATGGTTCTATAATGTTCTTGTCTTATGCCGAGTCCGAGGTAGACGCCGACCGAGTTCGAGGGGTGGCCGGAGATGCCCTTTCCGTAGATGAAGTTCAAGACGTCCAAGCCGAAGCCTTGCCTATCCTATATGAATCTTTGTCGGCCTCAGACTATGCCCTTAAGAGGCACTATGGTACTCCTAAGTCAGAACAGAATACCTTAGAGGTACTGTTCAAAAAGGGGTCGGGTAGTGAGTGGTGTGTTAAATGTAATCATTGTAATCACTGGAACATTCCCTGGGACCATGACAATTGTGTAGCCATCTGTAGTGGACTAGTAGGACCTATTTGTATTAAATGCTCTAACCTATTAGACGTAACCTCCGGAGGATGGATCTCGGCCAGACCAGACCAAAACAAAGTACATGTGTCTATGCATATACCAAGGTTTATGCTGGAGTCTAGGGCCAACCCTAAAAAGTGGGGGGAACTACAACATGCCATAACAGAGTATTCTACCAGCAAGCTAGACAATGAAGTCTTTGGTATTGCCAGTGGCAGTGCTGGCCGTATTCTTTCTCAGAAAGAGGCGATGGAGTGCTGTAACCCAGAAGTCTCTGAATTTGATACTTGCTGGGCGATGGACTCTCGTGGTATAGTTGCAATTGCAGTAGGGGTAGACTGGTCTTTGGTAGGTAGTAAAGTTAGCCATACGACAATTACTGTTGCCGGGTTTGATAGTACCGGTAAGCTGTACGTAATGTATGCCAAAAGAATAGATGAAAAAGATGTACAGAAACAGGTCCGGGAAGTAATTGACATTTATCGTAGATTTAACGCCCAGATTATTTGTAGCGACCGTGGAGTAGGTGTTATGCAGGGGCAATTAATTTCTCAGATTATAGGTTCTGACAAAGCTTATATGATACAATTAGGGGCAGCCAAAGTTCCATTGACCCTGGACCGTGCTGGCGGTTATATGTTCGCCGACAGGACAATGGCTATGGACTCCGTTATATTTAAGGCCAAGTTAGGCCGTTCTAAGTTGGAGACTCCAAGCTGGAATCTGATGTCTTCACCTTTTTGGTCAGATTGGCTTAATTGTTATGATGAAGAAACCAGGTCAGGAAGAAAAGTTTATAGAAAGAATGACGGAACGACCGACGACCTGTTAATGTCAACGGCCTTCGCCAATATTGGATTTCAGATAATGCAGGGCGACTTCACTTATCTGGATCAGCAAGACCCACATCAACTAGGAGATTTTTAATGAGTAAAGAAGTAAAAGAAGAAGTAAAAGAGAACACCAAGTACAAAGAAGAAGATCTATTGGCTATCTTTGATACCCTTATGTTTGAAGGTAAGTATACTGAAGATGTAATGATTAAGGGCAAGCTTAAGGTGACGTTTAGGTCAATGTCTGCCAAAGATGTATCAGAGACTTCTGCCCTTCTGGACTCCAAGAACTATATCTTATATGAAACCATGCAGCAACAAAGAGCGTTACTCAACCTGAGCCGCTGCCTTGACTTTTATAATCAAAAAGACTTGTCCACAATGACTTCTGATAATAAAATGGCATTCATTGAAGGCCTCCCTGCTGCAATGGTGGCTGCCTTGTCAGACTCTCTTGGGGAGTTCTCTGTCAAAGTTATGAAAGCCTGCGAGGTAGGTGAGAAAAATTTTTAAAACAGTCGTGGGCCATTAGCCGACTTAAATTATATACCTCTGGAATAAAACCTCCACCTCTTGGAAGCCCCCAAGATATAGTCCTTAGAAAGTTTGATCTTATACAGGAAGAGAAGCAGGTTATATTAAATAAGATAATGACTCAACACATTATTAGTCAAAGTAGGGGGGATTCTTTTGTCTCCTCTATTAAGAAGCTGTGGAGTCATTATGTTAGTTTGGCCTATGGTATAGAAGACAAGTCAGTAGATGAGGAAGTGGCTATGCGTCATGAATATGATTTCTTCAAACATCTACGTCCAGTAATGTCTAAGACCGCAGAAGGTATAACGGTAGTCAAAGGTCTGCTAGGGTTAAAATAAAGTATGGCTGACATCTTTAAAACCCAGGCAGATACTAGGTTTAACTCTTTTACTGATCCCCTTAACCCGGTCAATACAAACTCTGGGTCATGGGGTATTAATTCAGCCTATCTGACTCCGAGTTATACTGCCCAGTATAGACCCGGCTATCAAGGACCCTACGGAACCCAGTATGGTAACTCGGGTAATCCTGGGTTTTTCCATTCCTTAAATGCCACCTTAAATCCTTTTAGTGCTGCCCCTGGCCCTGGTGGAAACGTATACAATCAAACTTCTGGCTATTATAGCTCACTAGGACAAACACCGATGGCGGGTGCAGCCTCCTTGGCTCAGAACTATGTCTTACCTATGACGGCCAGCTACTATGCCTTCAAATACCTTAATCGTCCCAGTCATGCCATAGGTAGGGCGGCCCTGGGTGGATTTTCCAGAGGTGTTATGTCAGGTCTAGGGGCTAATGCTGGTATGGCCGCCGGAGCTGGAGAAATGATGGGGGCAGTAGGTGGCTTCGCGGCAGAATTTGCGCTTCCCGGTATGGTGGCTCAGGCTGCCTTGGCCCCGGCAAATGCCATGATCTTTAACCCAATGGTAAACAACTTTCAGACCGCTGACATGTTAAGACGTAATACGGCGGGTATTACTTTTGGTGGTGGATATGGTAATGATGTAACTGGTGGTGGTTTGAGTCGTAGATCAGCCTCTAGGATGTCCACTCAGATGAGTCAAATAGGTGCCCGTGATCAAACCTTCAGTATGGATGAAGTTACTGACATTGCCGATAATTCTATGAGGGCCGGGCTATACGATAACGTCAAGGCCAAGGACTTGGTCGGTAAGACAAAACAGATTGTAACCCAGATTAAGACCATTATGCAGTTTGCCAATACCTCTGATTATAAAGAGGCTATTGAGCTTATGGCGACCATTCAAAGGTCAGGTGTAGGGGTAGGTACTGCCATGAGCCAGTTTACTACCACAATGGGTGGGTATGCGGCCACTGCTGGTGTCTCTACTCAGAGAATGATGAATACCGTAGGTATGCAGGGTCAATATATGTTCGGGGCAAATGGATTAAATCCAGCCCTGGGGCAGTTGGCGGCAGGTAAGTCTTATGCCTCCTTTATGGCAGCTAACCGTCAGGGTTTAATTTCTCAAAGCTTGCTGGCCACAATGGGTGGAGCCGAAGGGGCAGCCCAATCCTCTATTACAGGCCAATTAAATGCCTATCAGAGTCCATATGCCAACATTATTGGGTATAACGCCTTATATAATGGCGGAGCCGGGAAATCAGTCATAGACAACGTTACAAAATTCGGAGGGGCTGCTGCTCGTGACCCTATTGGAGTACGGGGTAAAATGCTTCTTCACCAAAATGATATTACTGGTTCCATGACCAAGGCTGGGCCTATGGGTGTGGAAAGGATGATCGAAGACTATGTTGATAATAATCACGGATTGTCCAGGGATAAAAATGGGAAAATTTCTCCAGAAGTAGCTATGGTGGCCTTGGTAGACGGTCTTGGTATGAGCCCAGAGAACGCTAAGGCCGTTATGATAGATCGTATGAACCAGGAAGACCCGGAGGTTCTTAAGGCCCGGATGGCTGCCCTTACTAAGAATGGTGCTGACCAAACCATGTCTTATATGAAAAATCAGAATATTAACTATGGCCCACTTAATGGAGCTGTTCAAGGTATAAGCGGGGCTTGGAGAGGAGCTAAGGCGGCTGGAGCCAGGGGAGTAGGGCGAACTGTTGGAGCCCTGTCTGCAATTATTGGAGACGACACAGAAAAAGCTTTGTCGGGAGCTCAATACGGCGACCTAAAAGGTCAGGTGTATGACCCCAGTAGAAAAGTTGAAGGCAAGGTTAAAAGACTTAAAAATATAGAATCCTTTGATCGACTAGACCCAACGAATGAGATAAATAAGCTGGCTGATGCGGGGGATGAGGATGCTCAGACTTATATAGACAATTCTGGCCCAGCTGGTAATAAAAGCCTACAGAAAGAAGCCTTTCGCAGAATGTCTACTATGGGAAAAATTTCTGCTGATGAAGAATTCTATCATAACGCTGCCTCTATAAATATGGAGGGCGGTACTACAACGGCTACCCCAGCTGGCTCCAAGAATGACCTATTAACCTCTAGATTAGGCGAAATCAGGAAGATAGGAAAAGAAGGTATGATGAGGGGTATGGCAGAAGACTTAATGCTAGGTACTCTACGCACTGACCTAAAGGGGGCTAAATCTGCCAAAGATGCCCAAGATATTGTGGATAGGTTTAATACGGTTAGTGGTAGGACTGGTAAGAATAAATTGGATATAGCCACGGCTAGAAGCTTGGCCGACTCGGATGCTAAAAACTTCGTTAATCAGGGATTATCTGAGGCTGGTCTTAGAATGACTGAACTTGGGTTTGATCCTAAAAACCCATATGCTTTCTTTAAAAGCGAGGCCGATCAGTTAGAAAGTGGTAAGGGTAATCTATGGGATTCCATAAAAGATAAGGATGCCCGGGCCAGAATTATGGGGCTCAAAGGTACAGCACGTAGAGATGCCTTGGAAAAGGAAGTTTTTAATGGTATTAAAATCTATGACAAAATGTCCACTTACGAAGGAGGAGACGCAGACGATGCTTCCAATCTGAATGAGCAACGTATGCAGACGGCCAGAGATATGAACCAGGCCTTGACCGAATATAAGAGTAAGGCCATAGACTTCAGTACTTATAAGAGAGAAATTTCTGAAATCTCCTTTGCCGGATCAGTATCTAAATTTGATAAGGCAGTAAATAATTGGGTGAGTAAAACAGAGGGAGGTAAGCTTCCAGGATTTGATAAAATAAACTTCGGCAAGGGTAAAGACCCAGCCGTCAGAACTTTAAAGGAACCATAAAATGGCCAAGGCAGTTATTAATACCAAACTTTTGGCATTGACCCCAGCCCAAGTTTACTTACAACAGGTAGGTGCTACTTTTGAGGCCATTAGATATAGCAATACCGACTTGTCGTATATACCCGCTCAATTTGGTGGATTGACGGGCCAAAACCTGGTTTCTAATAGTGGGGTAGTATTAGAAGTAATTTCCTTTGATATAGAATCATGACATTTCCTTTTACAAGTAGTCCTGTAGTACCATCTAGTCTGACTAGTTTTCTTACACCCGATTCTCCACTTCAGGCTAGTAAGGTACCGGTTGCCTCCACCAATCTGAATAATTTCTTGACTAGTCAACCATATAACGATAGTAGTCCAGACAGAGATGGCGGAAATACCAGACTAGGAATTGTCCTACCCAGGTCAGCAAGTAACCGTATGAGTAACGGAGTAGTCCAGGCTACGACTAAGGATTATAACTCCAGGGGAGTAGTTGCGGCCATGAGACTTAAGGTCAATCCTAATCTTAAAAATAGACCTACAAGCCAAGGTGGGCTGGATTATTCTTCTGATATAGATTCTCTTACAAAAGAAGGGCTTACTTTCCAGAACTTTTTATTGACCGACATTCAGGTTACATATAGTGAAAAAGTTCAAATTATGACTACTTTTGGTGATAACGAAGTAGCCTACTATTTCGGTAGACAGCCGGTAGTATATAATTTGTCAGGTGTACTGGTAGATGCCATAAACTTTGAATGGTTTACCAAATTCGTAGCCTTATACCAAAATACCCTCAGAGGTAGTCAGCTGGCCAAGAACTATGAATTATTGGAAATATTATTACCTAATATAAAACTTGTTGGCAGTATAATGTCTTTGTCAACAAATCAGAATGCGGCCAGGGATACAGATATAGGGTTTGTCCTTCAATTTTTAGCCAAGGGTTTTGTCCCTCAGCCTATGCCTGCTGGGACTGGAGCTGTTGGAATCGGCAAACCAATGCTTACCTTTGACACGAATAAGGTTCCCAATCTGAGTAATCAAGTATCTGTTTTATTTGGGGCCAATATCGGATCCGCAAGTAATGTACTTAGTACTACTACTGGATTAGGCAGTATACTGTCTAAAAACCCCTTTTCATCTATTACTAACCCTTTGACATCAGCCGCATCTATAATTGAGTCATCCTTTTCTCCTGTTTATGGTATCCTATCTGATATAACCAAACTTATAAACACTGGTGGTGGGGATATTGCCAGTATTATTAACTCATTTAGCAGCCCAGTTAATGCCATACTTAAATCTATTAATAATATCTCCAAGGAAGCCTTCGCCCTTGGGACGGCCATAGATAACCAGATAAAACAAATTGCTGACATAGGATTAAAGGGCCGTAATAGTATTACTCAGACATTAATAGGTGTTAAGAATGCAGTTGGATCCATTACTCGTATTCCACATACAGCATCTCAAGCCTTCGCCTCTTTAGTTACTGGCGGTAGGGTTTCTTCTAAGGCGGCCATATTAGGAGGCGGATTCCGCTCAAGTCATACTGCCGACAAAATACCACTATTACACTCAGGATCCACTTATAAACCTTCCTCTGGGGCCTCTCTATGAGTCTAAGAGAATACTCTAATTTCCTAGTCTTTGAAGGAGTCCTGGAAAGTATAGGAAATGTCTCTCCTATAATGTCTCAGCTAAGGGATATGATTCTATATCCACATCTTAAAATTGTAGAAACAGATTGTAATACTTTTATGGGTAGAGTATTACCTTTGACCCCAGACCTAACTGGAGAGATAGAAGTATCAACCGGTGTAGCCTTGACTAAAGCCAGGATAAACTACCTATACTCAAAAGGTATCTATACTACTCAGGTAAGATCTATCAATACTTGTACCTCTATAGATGGTATCTGTACCAAGTGTTTCTCTGGCACATTCCCGGAAAAGAGCACACCAGAAGTCGGGTCTATTGTCAGTATACCTCCTAGATACATATTATCTTTTGACATAGTTATCGGAAATGGTCATAGCAATACATATACTCTGAATTTTGCCCCTGAGGCCACAGATACTACTTTGTTGTTTATTAATGGTATTTTATCGCCTTCTAACACATATGATATACAAGGTAATATTCTTACTACTTTAACCCCACTACCAATAAATGACATAATAGCCGTCAAAAATTATGGTCTTAGTACCTCCGGACTATTGGGGTTTTTTGCCAGGAGTTATTCTGGGGCAGTTTTCGGAATACATGAGCTGCCTACTTATCCCTTACCTATTAGACAAGGTCTTTACGAAACAGTAGTAATACCAGATGCAGTATTGGATCAGGCTTTTACGGAACTAGAGAAATTTCCAATAACCTCTACCACCCTTGAGTATTATGGTACAATAAATTCTAACCTGGAAAAAGCCTTGTTCTTATTATACAACTATGCAATCTACTCATCAATTCAATAATAACCAATCCTATACTGATGTAGTATTTCAAGAATTTGCTCTTTTTATTGAGGGAGTAGAAGTCCCATTTACCTCTATGTCAGTATCTTCTGGGCTGGGGACTTTACCAACGGCAGTAATAACTGTACCACCAGCCCCGGCCTTAATGGATATAGCTGTTTTCTATCAACCTAAGGTACATATTTTTTATAGGGATACCATAGGAGGTATAGACGATGGGGCCAATGCCGGTGATCCCAATAGACAGCCGGGAACTTGGAGACTACTATTTAAAGGTATAATTGCCAGTAGTTCCTTTCAGAAATCTATTAATTCTTCTACTGAGAATATCCAGTTTTCCTGTATACATAAGTATAGTGTTACCAGAGATATGCTATTGGACTATACCGCTCGATTTAATCTCCAAACAGATAGGTCCACCCAGGGGACTTCTCCCGGAGCGGCCAATAGTCAAGTGAGTATTTTGGCGGCATTAGAGAGTATAACTGATAATGATCCGGCCACAGAGGCCACTCTGACCACACCTACTAATTCAGTCAAAACTTCTACCCTACCTTTATTTTTACGGAATTTCAAAAATAGACTTATTGGTATTCCAGGGGTCATGGTCAATTTCTGGCAACAAATAAAAAGGGATACTTTTAATAAAGACTTGCTTCCTTTTATGGATATATTTAATAAATTATATCTACCGCTGGTAGAATCAGGTCTACAGATTTTCCAAAGGACTACCGGTCATAGGTTTATAGAATCATTAATAGATGGTTCTAAGACTGACTATGATTGTGGGGCGGCCAATGGAGGGGTAAGGAAAATAATCACTCCTCACCCATATAGACTATTTATTGAGTCAGCTATTCAACAGGAAATGGCTATAAGAGTTATTAGTGAAACCATGCAGAATACTGGGGAACTTACTGATATTTTCTCTTTGTTCAATGCGGTCTATGAATCTATCGACTACGATATGATTACTTTGGCCAGCCCAGCCGAGTCTGCTAATATGCTAGATGGGGTCAGTACCTGGGCCGCCGATACTATTATAAAACCCAAACTACCTTTTTATTATTCTCCAACTTGTAATATTTTCTTACCAGGGATGTATCTATCCTTAAATGTAAATAGTGATGAAAGCAATATTCCTAGTAGACTAGACTTTAGAAATGATGAGAGTATTGATGGTACTAATAGTGCCAAACTAAATACTTACTTTAGGGCTCCGGCATCTGTTAGAGAAGCCATATCCAAAGGGTTTGATCCTCAGGGTAAAAATGACCTTTTGAGTACTACCGGCCAAGGTAAGGGTAAATTCAGTAAATATGAGCAAGGCAGGGGTGTCAAGGTAGAAGTGGGTGTTTTACCTAGATGGCTATCTATGTTTAGTGCCGCTCAGTTTTCTGATCAAAGTAGTAGTAAAGAAAGCTGGCCAGACCCTACAAATAAAAACAACTATGATTCTATTGATAGACTGGCAAATGCCTGGACTGCCAGGTATGGCAAAGAAAAGGATAATCTAAATCCATGGGTTAAAAACTCTGATGTCCAACCCTACCATAGAATGCTATTTTCTGCCGTTGACTACTATTATACTCAGTATGTTGCCAGAAGTAGGGCTGGTGTAATGGATTGTCCGTTTAACCCATATGTAATACCTGGGTATCCCTTGGACATTATCTCAGGAAACCCAACCTCGCCAAGTTTCCATGGCTTATGTACTAGCATAACCCATACAATAACCTCTACCTCTTGCCAGACTACTGTGTCTTTTGCCGCAGCCCTGACTTATTCTCAACTGGTAAACTACTATATACCTTTTGTTCACCCCTGGTTAGAGGTCAGCCTTGGCTTGGCCGATAATCCTACTTTGGTGGCCAACACTGAAGGCAAGATAAAGGCCAAGCAGTTCTACAAAGGGGTATTATCCAATTACGTAACTGCCATAGGACCAGAGGACTTGCTGAACTTTTCTACCGGTTTACCCAACCCTTTGACAAGAGGAGGGGACAACTTGGTCGGACCAGGAGGATCAGCCACTTCAGTAGAGGGACATAATGGCGGAGAAATTAACCCCAATCTGACCTATCAAGGTAATCTAAGTTTAGCATACAGAGAAATTGAGTCCAAGGACAGTATAATGGCCAGAGAAAATATAAAGTTTATTGATATGCATCCCTCCGTATACAATAGTACCGTCTTCAAGTATATTGATAAAATTATTACTGACCCTAGTCAAAGACTAGATCTTAACCAAAGTCCATTCCTGGACTATGCTGACCCCAGTTAAAATAAAGGTATGATTTCTACCTCAAGTCTGGCCGTCGGAGTTCAAACCGGTGCTGAATTAATTCCTACCAATGCTGCACCGGTTCTAAGTTCGACAAGTGACGCCTTGGCCTGTTTTAGTCAACAACAGTTCAGTGCCAAACTACAAACTTACTTGGTAAGCTATGTAATGGCAGTGGGTGGTTACTATTCATTATACTCAGGGTTTAATCCAGAATGACAGAAGATGTAAAAAATCTAGACCAAGAGCTTTACTTTAAATGGGTTGAGGATAAATCCAAGCCTAACCTCAGCAAACTTGTAAAGCAGCTTTATCCAATTATATACTCGGAAGTCCGTAGACAGTCTGGTACTTTACCAGAAGCTGCTCTTTCTGGGGAGGCCAAGAAATGGGCCATTAAAGCCATACAGACGTATGACCCTAGCAAGGGGGCCTTATTGTCTACTCATACTGTAAACTACCTGGCCAAGACTCGTAGACTTAACTATAAGTATCAAAATGCAGTTAGGCTTCCAGAAAATCTACATAGACAATTCTCTGAGTTTAGAAATGTAGTTAGTCATTTGACTGATAATCTAAATCGTGATCCGACAGATGATGAGATTGCCGATGAAATTGGCTGGAGTAGGCCACAGGTGGTTAAGTTTAAAGGTGGTCTGTATGATGACCTGCTGGAATCAGGCTCATTAAAGCCTACTGAGGCAACTCAGTTTAATTCTAATAAGTTCTTGTTGGACCATATACTTTCTCAATTAGATAGCCAAGAAAAATTTATACTGAATAATAGAGGTACTATGAATTCAACTCAATTGGCAGAAGCCTTGGGGGTAAATGTAAGTCGCCTCAATTATCTTGTCATGAAGTTGACCAACAAAGTAGCCGCCACTAAAAAAGAAATAGGCATGTACTAGTATGGCTGAGACAACTACCAGTTTAGGTACAGACCTAAACAGCATACTCGATACTATAAAAGGATATAATAGCGCTATAAAAGCTCACCTATTATCTCCAGTAACAGACACACCTATACTGTTAGATTTAATTAAGCAGTTTAATATTGATAACATAATAACCAAATCTAATAGAGAAGCCTTTGCTGGAGGGGACTTAGATCGAGGGGTGTTAGTAGATGTAATACATCAATATGACGCCCTTATGAGAGAAATATCTATGAGAGCATCTGCCAAGCTAGAATACTACTCTACTGCCGCGGTTGAACTAGATAATATAAACTCTAAGCTTGATAATCAAAGGGGAATATTTATTAATACTATAAGGGGATCTGCATGAACCCACGCATAGGCATTGCCGAGAACCTACCAGTAGGAGCCACCAATGATTTATTATTGGTAAGTACTCCTGAGGGCTATCCACAAGGCCAGCTTTTTTTTAAATTTGAGGACACCCCTAGAAAAATTACGGGTATTCAGAAAGTAGCCCAGCTATTTTTTAAGATACTTTTTAGCACAAAAGGCTCTGATCCGGTTCGGCCCAATATAGGCACGACTTTTTCGGCCAATACGATAGGGGCCAACATAACCACTAATGATAGTGTCTTCTTGGCAACCATAACAGATGCTATAAACGATGCGGGTAATCAGGTTAAAGGTATTCTAAATACCCAGGGTAGTGACCCTGCTAGTCAACTAAGTAGATTATCTATTCTTGGCATAACCACTTTTAAGGATGCCTTGGGAGTATATGTTCAGATAACTACTGCTGCCGGTGAATCCGCCTCCGTGGCTATACCTTTCCCGGAACTTAACCTACCCCTTTCCAGTTAAAATAACACATGACTATTACTACTGACCTATTCAGCTATTTACCAGGCCTTCAAGTATCTCCCAACGAAATCTTAGAGAGTGAGTTATTTTGCCAGCAAGTGTTACAGGCTCAGTTCCCCGACACTGATTGGAGGCAAGGTACGGGTGTTACCGATATGGTAATTAGGCCTAGTGCAACTCTACTGGCCTTAATTAATAAGGCACTAATTTTCTATTTCTCTCAAAATACCTTGGCCAGTGTAACCAATGACACTTCTACCAGTATCGTAGATAGTCTGTTGTCCAATTGGTTTATTACTAGAAATCAAGGATCTGCCTCAGTAATTAATGCCAGACTATATTTTGCTGTATCTAAAAATGTCATCTTAAATACGAGTACATATTTTTCCCCAGATAACGTCTTACGTTTTTACCCAAGTGGTTCTCTGGCATTCAATGCAGATCAGATGAGTCTTGATATACCCTCTAATTCTTGGTACATAGATGTAGACCTGGTGGCAGAAACTCCAGGTAGTGGCTATGACATAAGCTCAGGTAGTCTATTATATTTCACCACATTCGACACTTATTTCTTACATGCCGAGATCAACTATTTGTCAGCGACATCGATTTCCTCCGAGAGTAACCTAGATTTTGTAAAAAGAACTTCGGACAGTATCTCTACTCGTAATCTTATAAATAACCCCAGTATCAGCTCTAACCTACTGGAGAATTTTTCCCTTATAACTGAAGTAGCCTCAAAAGGTCTAGGGGACCCAGAAATGATTAGGGATCTTAGTCTAGTAACACCCCCATTTCCAAACGTACCAATATGGGTACATACGGGAGGTATGGTGGACGTATATTGCAGAGTACCTTTGACTACTAATACGTTACAATTTGTAACTGATGTTAATGGCAAAGTCTATATACCCGGCCCTAACTACAAAGGCATTCGCTCAGGCGTAACCGGAGGTATAGACGTTGATACAATGTTTGTAACTCATTGCCAAGCCTTACCCAATACTTTTCAAATTACTGTAGATTCTACTAATGGACTCGTCCTATTTGGGAATATAAGTATTGAAGGGGCGGCTCCTGGAAATAATACCTTAAATACCCAGATAACGGCCATATCCGGGTCTCTTATTACTGTGGCCGACAAGATTTGGAATACTCTTTCGGACGCCGTGGTAGGCCCTGCCTATGTTGTTAGCAATCCTAATTTTGGTCAAGCTTCTGGCGTGTCCTTGAACAGTGGCTCTAATACTACTAATACTTTTGCCTTTTCCCCTTTTGCCGAAGTTTCTTTTGCTGGATTAGTCATTAGTGGTACTACTGGGTTAGCCACGGCCACCAGACCAGATCATGGTATCACTCCCGGTAGGTATGTGACCATATCAGGAGCTACTCCTACAGGATATAATGGAACTTTTAAAGTTCTGTCATCTACAAAAGATACTTTTACCTATGAGATAGCTCCTAGTGTGACCGGGGCGGCTACTGGAATAATTAGCCTGTTCTATGTAGTTCCCAATAGTGATATTGGTTTTAGCAGTAGGCAACAATTACTATACGACTTTGGTACTGGCCAGGCCAATAAGACAGTTAGTCTTTCATTACATTCTTTTCAAGGATTGGACGGTATTCAGAACTACCTATCCAGTAAGAGTAATAAGGTCTTGGCTGCTGATTTATTGGCTCGTGGATTTAATCTATGTATGCTGGATATTGAAATAGTAGGATATACTGGGGTAGCACCTAGTTCTGCCTTGTCTCTATCCCTGACACAAAACTATCTGTCCTCTTTAGTTCCAGGCCAGGTTTTTGTTATGTCTGACCTGCTATCTACTTTGTACTCTGGCGGTATTACTACTATAAAGACTCCAATATCAATTACTTATAATATATATACCCGTGACCTGGTTCCTCCCATATCTGGTACTATTACGGACACCTTAAACACTAGAGATTCAACCAATATATTTATGGTTAATAGCATTAGTACTAGCTCAGAAAATGTCTAATAATATTTCGCAGTTTTCTTCCAAAGGTCTTGATCTTGGTATAGACTCCAAGGTCTTGACCTTTATGTATGGGTTATCCGACTTTTGGAGATTCATGTTTGAAGACTCTGAAAAAATAAATCTTCTATTAGAGTCTGGGGCTACTCAGGCATCAGAAATTTATAATCATTTTCTACAACTGACCTCTACCCTTAGTCTGGAGGGTATTTCAGCTCTGACAAATTCCCAGATAAAGCTGGTTTTAATAAATTCTACTGACCTGGTACCCGGCACGCCTTCTACTTATAAAATAAATGGTATATCTATTTCTTCTGCTAGGTTTATAGCAGACAAACCTTTTCTGCCAACGGCCACCTTAGAAGAAGGAGCTCATTACTTTATAGATGCCGGCTCTAATAATCTGTTACTATATAAACCAATAGAATCAATAGGTTTTCCTTCTAGAGTATTACCGGACGGTACTACTCAGTATTCTATTTGGATGGTGGATGCCAGGATAGATGAACAACTAATATCTAAGTATTATGGCAATCTGATTTCCATAAGCCCAGAAACGTCTACAGATAACTTTAGTAACTTTGTATATGGACTATATTACCTATATACCAATGGTCCGGTTCTAAATACAATTAAAAAGGCCCTTAATCTAGTCCTAGGCATCCCGTTGGCTAGAGGCGTAGAGACTATACTTGACATTAGGCTATACCCCAATTCGCAACAGTATTTAGTAACCACCGATTCCAACTCCTACTTATTACCCTATGGATTATCTCCAACCGGACAGGTAGGGGATGTTCTACAACCATTTCAGGAATTAACAAGTTGGGTAGTTATTAAGGATTACGTATCCGACGGAGTGTGGTGGCTTAATCTAGCTATACCTCCAGAACTGATACCATACCCCCCCAATGGTAAGGATAATAGGGCTACTGCTGGTAGTCATGCAGAGTATGTCATGGCCAATTACTTGTACAAAAATACTTTTTTGGTCAATGTAAATACTACAAGTTTCAAAGACTTGGAACTTTTTACAAAACTAACAGACGTTATTAGCAGAGTTCGGCCAACTTATACAAGCCCTATTTACATTTGGTCGGTTCCGGTCCCAGATGAAAAAATAGGTATATCAGATGCTAATCTAACCCTGGAGGTAGACAGCGTCCAAGTAGAATACGTATGCCCTAATATAGGGGTTTTTACAAGAGACTCCACTACTCCTATTTCTAGAAGAGGCGGGGCTTTTACCAGATTTTCTGGCCCCTCTTCTATGGACCGTCAGGTTGGAACTAGCCCAATAGACAATGGTACAGGCACCATAGTAAATGGGACTACGGTTACTGGCTTTCAAGGCAGATTAAGACAATTTAGAAGTGCGACCAAAAACGAAGAAGGCTGGTTAAAAGCAGTAGTAGTCTATCCTACTGACAACTTCGTCCCCAACAATACTACACTATCTTTCTGTAGGGGTATAGATACCACTATTTCATCTTGGGGTATACCCGTCTATACAAACCCAGCCTATGCGGGGTTTAGGTCTGTATATTTACATACTACTAGTGTTGACTCTTTAAGAGCCAATGGCATAGAATTTACAGCCGTTTCAAATGACGTTACAGTACAGGTTACTGATAGTACGATAGGTAACGGCGATGGTGCTACTTCTAGCTTCAGGATAACTACCGGAGCTCAGACCTTGGTTGGAAATACCGACGTATTCAAAACTAACTGGCAGGGTAGGCAGTTACAGTATTTAAATCCCAGAACTAACTTATTGACAGGCTCTGAAAGTATATCCAATGGATCCAATGGATGGTATGGTAATGATAGTCCGGTATACACTACGGATGGTACCATAGGACCAGATGGTGTAGGAGTAGCCCAGTTATTAATTGCAGGTGCTCAAAATTCCGGGTATGGTATTGGGAGCTTCCAATTAGGCATATTTGTACTTGGTCTGCAATATACTATGTCTTTATTTTTTAAAGTCCCATCTAGCGGTAATTGTAATATAATATTTGGTAGTGATATAGAGCTTTGTGCAGTAAATACCACTACTTTAAAAGCTTCTTCCACAAAGGGAACTACTACTTTGACCAGTGTTGGTAATGGATGGTATAGGGCAAGTATTACCTTCACAGCTACAACCCCTAACCCTGTTATATACTCGTCCAATACGGGACGAGTATACATATGGGGTGCTCAAATAGAACGGTCCCCGGTACTCACTTCTTATATCAAAACAACCACAGCCCAAGTTACTAGAACGGACTATTCATTAGTAGATGGACAAGTGATAATGAATAACCCTATACCTGAGAGTGGATCTATCATTAGCTGGTCTGGGGCCTATAGTGAAAGTAAACAAACATCTAATGGGACTGGAGGATGGCATACTCTGGCTTCTGGATCTAGGAATACAATGGGCATAAATACTGCTCCAATAAATGATGGTACCGGATACTCTGTTGCAAACTTCTTAATCCAAAACTTTAGCTCCTTATTTATAAGGGATACAGGGGCTAATCTACCGTGGTATTATCCAAAAAACTCGTATACCTCCATACCATTGTCCGTTTCAGACGTTATTTCTGGTGACTTCTTAATGTTTTTTGAGCATGGTGACGACACAGGTATTAGCGTATATTGGGTAACATCTAATAACAACTTCGTAGGAAGGCCCTATATAAGCACTAACTCCTCTGATGATTTGTCAATAACCATAAGTGGTAACATTTCTAGAGGTATGGGGAATATCGGTAGTCCATATTTTCTGACTCGTGGATCTCAGCAAGTAGTGATAGGCGGGGTAAGGGCTACTAATACCCTGAGTATAGATGCTGGTACTACAGACCTAGGAGCCTTATACTCCAATTACTCAGATTCTTTAAACCTTATTCAAAATATGGATAGATCGGGTAAATCCCTAGTGGTCAAGGGATACTTCTAGGTTAAAATAATTCAATGAACTTACAAGATAATATTGACTTGACCGGTACTCTGAGTATCTATCTAGATTATGGTGAAGGTAAAGAACTTTTTTTTAAAAAACAAAACTTAATCACAAATGTGGCTCGTATGGCCCTGCTCAGGTCTCTAACAATTTCTGGTGTTTCAGATCCTATAATAACTCTACATGCAGGTACTGGAGGTACTAGTGACACCAAAGGATTATATCCATATGTAGAAAATCCTTTGGCAACCGGGTTGGCCCATGAGGTTATCGGGGTTCCAGTTAGCACCTTAGAAGACACCAATGCCATTACTATAACCTTTTTGGCCGATATTTTGACCACTCAGGCCAATGGATTACTGATAACAGAGGCTGGGCTTTTTAAAACAAGTGGGGCCATGTTTAATCTAAAAAACCATCCTGGTATTTTTAAAAGTGCTGCATTCTCCATTCACTATGAGTGGGTAATTGCCACATGAGCTCTTTGACATTTACTACTTCTTTAGTAAATGATTCCTACCATATACAAGTTAACGTAACAGGAGGTAGTCAACTACCTTCTGGGATTTTCGTGTATGAAAATTCTGGTACCAACCTACTAGGAAAATACTATGGTATTTGTAGTTTGGCTGAGTTAACCAGACTTACCCTATTTACAGGGGAGGTGTTACCAGTATTCGGAAATAGGTTTGTCCGTAGTACTCAGGCTGATATCTCTGTCCCATTGGATTCTGATATAGCCGGAATAATAGCGACAATAAGTCACTCTGTAAGATTGCTTAACAAGGCCTATACTGGTCTTGGGTCTGTGACAAGCATAGTTCCCCTCTGAGTTAAAATAAATTTATGAAACAGATATACGCAAATAATGCAGCCTCTACCCTAAGCGGTAGTATAGACAATATTCAGACTACTATAAACCTGACCTCTACAACAGGTTTTCCTGTACCTGCTGCAAACCAATACTTTTTGGTTACAATCCAGGCTGGTTCCCAGATTGAAATCTGTAGAATAACTGCGGTTAGTGCTGGAGTATTGACGGTGGCCGCAGGTGGCCGAGGCCAAGAAGGGACAGCTGCTCAAAGTTTTACTAGTGGGGCCGCAGTAGAGATACGGGTTACCAGAGATACTTTAAACGGTTTTACTAATGCCTTGGGACCACTAACGTCCATAGACTTACTGGACAAACCCGTAAATGCCCAAAGCAATAATAATAGCTATTTAACTGGTAGTATTGATCTATTCGGTAATCCTGTGGCAGTAATTGCCCGCGATAATTACACTTGGAATTTCTTAAACTATTCTCTTTTATTTTCAGGTACAGTTGCAGGATCAACCTCTGGAACAAGCAATATCTCTACATCAACCGGAACCTTGCCTACTTTTACTAGTGGTGGTTCCTGTAATTATATTATTCAGTTTACTTCTGGAGCACTACAGGGTAGATCTAGAAATGTAACATCTTCGGTTTCTTCTACCGGTATATTATCTTGGACAACGGCTACTGCCTCAGCCCCAGGCAGTGGTGACTCCTTTGAAATATATCAGAATAATAATAGTATTCTAAATAGCCTTTCTAACTCTAATATTGTTTTTCCTTTGGCAGGTAGCTATACCTTGCTGGCGTCAGACTCAGGTAAAACGTTCCTGGTAAGCACCGGTTCCATTACCTTGCCTAGTCCGTCTTCTGGCTTGAAATATAAGCTTGTTGGGGTAAATTCTGGTATTGCCACCTTAGTATCAAGTGGTGGCGTCCCGATCTATCTACCCGATTCAAGTAGTACGACCTCTTTGCCCGTAGGGCTAGTTACTACTATTGAGGTTGTATGTGATGGTACTAGTTGGTTTGTGCTTAATACTTCTGGGCAAGTGATAACCAAAACTGCCACGGCGTCAAATCAGGCAATCTCACGAGGACAGGGAGATATTAGATACCAAGGTATACTAGGATATAACCCAGTAAGACAAGGGAATATATCTACCCAGTCGCCTGGGCCAGTAATAAATATCGGGCAGTCTGTAGCTGACAACACCCGTGTTAAGCTTTCTGTAGATGCTACTGACCGAGGCAATGTAGTCTTGGAGAATGATAATAATACCTTCAATGGTATAAATACATTCAATCAACCAGTATATGTACCTGCGGCTTCTTTGGGGGGTCAGGCAATAAACTTGACTCAAGCTGATACCAGGTACACCCAAGGTATTAATTCAGTACAAAGAGGTAAGAATACAATTTGGATTCCAGCCGGAGCTATGACGTCCAGGGTCACCTCCGGGGCCGCTATTGGAATAGTAGAAACTACTTATAATAAGGTTGTGCATAAAACTTTGGATTTTTCCCAAGGAGTTGCCCAGTACGCTCAGTTTAAAGTTCGTATGCCTAAGTCATGGAATGGGGCTGCTCCAGGTTTTGGAGCAACTTTTGTCTGGTCTGCTACCTCTGGAACTGGATCCGTAGTCTGGAGTATACAGGTTACCCCTATTGTCGATGGATCTCTAGATGCCATCTTCGGTACTGCCATAACTACAACTCAGGGTGTTACTACCGGAAATATTTTGACTACTTCAGAGACTGCCGGGTTTTTACCTACTGGGGCATATGTTAGGGCTTCTGAACCAACCTTGATTTTTCAAGTATCTAGGCTCATAACTGACACTTTAACTACTACTGCTAGCCTACACGGTATCAGTCTTAGTTATATTACGGACCAAGCCAACGATGCTTAATGTCAATAGCCTTATCGGGTTCGGGGTTGGTGGTTCGGGATATGAAATCAAGATCTTGGTCAACACCGCAAACTTTTCGCTCACCTCCGCCCTGACTGCCGTAGGCTGGGGCGGCGGCCCAGCTGAGGTGAGAGTGATCGTGGCGCCAGGCGTGGTAGTCTACGGAACCGCCGGTAATCCTGGATTTACTACAAGTGGCGTTCCCTACGGCTCCGTCATCAATCTAGTCAATTCTGGAATAATTACCGGGGCGGGCGGTATGGGGGGCGACGCTACACCTGTAACTTATGGAGGCCCTGGAGGCTTTGGAGGAGTTGGCAGTACTGGGCTGATTACAACCGTGCCTATGACGATTGACAATTCGGCAGGAGTGATTGCCGGTGGTGGTGGCGGCGGTGGTGCTGGAGGCACCAGTAAAGCTGGTGACGTTTACAGCACTGGTGGTGGTGCTGGTGGAGGGGGATCTGGCTTTGGAGCAGGAGGATTAGCATCTACAGTACACTACCTTGGAGGCACTCCTCAACCTGGAGCAGTAGGGGGCTTGTTAACTGGTGGTGCTGGTGGTGCTGGCGATTTCCCCGGGGCTGCGGGTGGCGGTTGGCCTGGTACTGGAATTGGGGGAACTGGGGCAAATCGTGTAGACGATCCCAGTTCCCTGCTCGGGGTCGGCGGCAATCCCGGAAACTGCACTTCAGGGAGCAGCTTCATAACATGGATAGCTACTGGAACTAGATATGGCACTCTTGCCTAGCTTATTTAAAAGTGGAGACAACGCGTTGTCTCCTGGAGATAGTTTAAAATGCAGTATTCATTTGTAAACACAGAAGGAAATATAATTGATACCAGGGTTTTTATCGAAAGACCTGACAACCCCCATTATTCAAAAGGGGTCTGGCTCCCAGATGAGCCTCCAGAGTATAATCCAGAGATTGAAAATCTGGAAGTAGTTTATCCAATTTCTATGGTGGCCGACTCCATCCCATACCTAGTCACAGACAAAGACATTGAGGTCATAAGATTGGCCAAAATAAAAGAGATGTACAGAGACTACTTAGCAGCCCAACAGTTACCAGTTTATTATATGGGTAGTACTTTTCAGGCCGATCTGGCTAGTCAAGACGTTCTTGCTAAGAGCCTGGCTGGTATGAGTGTTGTTGCTCCAGCAGGTTTTTACTGGGTAGATGTCCAGAACAACAAGGTAGCAATGAGTTTTGAAAACCTCCAAGGCATGGCTGCCGCCATGTTCCAACAGGGATGGGATGCCTTTAAAAATCTACAAGATAAAAAAGACTTAGCTAGTTCTCCAGATGCCACCGTGGCAACAATAAAAAATATAACTTGGGCATGATAGATGGAATACGATTCTCGTATAGCAGTAGTAGAAATGAAGGTAGGAACCCTAGAGAAATCAATTGAGACTATGGCAGAAGGTATTCAACAGTTAGTTATTGCAGAGGCCAAGAGGGAGAACGACAAAGAGATTTTTGATCGTTTGTTTGACTCTATAAAGCAGCTCCGTGAATATTCTTATGCTATAGATAAAAAAATAACTGACTACATATCTGCCCAGAATGAGGAGGATCTAAATCAATACAAAACCCTTTTATTTAAAATACTAGGGCTGATAGGTTTAGTCCTGGCCTCGGGTCTTTCAGGTTTTCTTTTTAAAACTCACCTGTTGTAAAATGAGAATAGTAATAAGATTCATACAATCTAACTCCTTGGTGTCTAAAGTAATTCGTTACTGGACCCGAGGGGATTGGTCTCATGTAGAACTTATGATGGACGACGGCTGGTTAGTGTCCAGTATTACTGATGGGGTTGAAATCAAGCCTTTTGGATATAATACTTCTTTGGTAATGCAGTATACAAACCTGTTTACCACGACTGAAAACTACTGTAAAATAATGGACTTTGCAGCTGCTCAGGTTGGTAAGCCTTATGATTGGAAATCCATTTTGGGGTTTATTTTCAGAAGAGACTGGACCTTAGATAATTCCTGGATTTGTTCTGAGCTTATCTTGGCCTCCTTGATGGCAGGCGATGTTACCGTACTTAATACTAATAAATTAAATAGAGTAGATCCTAATACCCTTTATTTATCCCCGGTTTTTATACCAGAAAGAGGTTGACCTAAATGGCCCTAGTACAAACAGCAGTTAGATTTTTCCTCCAAAATGAGCCCAGGTACTGGACTGTGGACAACAGACCTTTGACTGACCTTGACTCTAATGTCAAAAGTATTGTCACTGAAATCGGATTGATAGAGGCCACTGGAGTTCTTGGGATGAAGTTTTATACAGGAGTAGGGTCTCCTGAGGGAGTAATTACGGCCTCAGTAGGCTCTCTCTACGTAAGGTCTGACGGTGCAGTCAATACTACTCTTTATGTCAAACAAGTAGGTGCTGGGGCAACAGGTTGGGCGGCCAAATGATTACTCCTGAGCTTTTACAAAAATGTTTAGGTCTTAATGGAGCTCAGGCAAAAATCTGGTCTGCCGTCTTGGGATATGTCTGCCTGAAGTTTGAGATAAATACACCTAAAAGACAAGCTGCCTTCCTGGCTCAAGTAGTGGTAGAATCCGAGTCCTTTACTCATTTGTCTGAAAATTTAAACTATTCTGAGATAGGATTATTGACCACTTTTAAAAAATACTTTACCAAGGTAGAAGCTGCCAAATACGCCAAAAACAAGGTGGCCATTGCCAATCGAGTCTATGCCTCTAGATTTGGTAACGGTCCAGAAGAGTCTGGAGATGGCTGGAAATATCGTGGTAGAGGTCTTATTCAGATAACATTCCATGACAACTACCTAGACTGTGGCCTAGGGCTTGGAGTAGATCTATTAAATAATCCAGAACTACTGGAGACGCCAAATTTGGCTGCCTCCTCTGCCGCCTGGTATTGGAAGAAACACGGCTGTAATGCCCTGGCTGACACAGATGACTTCCGATCAATTACCAAGGTTATTAACGGTGGTTTAAACGATGAAGACCAGAGAGAGTCCTTCTGGGGTAAAATAAGACAGGAGATGAAAATATGAAAATTCTAAAAGATAGTTTTACAGTTGCCAATGGCCAAGATTTTGATATTGGTAAAATTCTCTGGGTCATGGTATCATTAACTTTTATGGTGCTTGCAATCTTTTCAATATTGCTAAAAGGTCAAGCGTTTGACCCAGTTGGATTTGGTACCGGCGCTGGATTGGTCTTGGCTGGTGGTGGAGCCGCCCTAGGACTTAAGTCTGGAACAGAACCTAAATGACCGCCTTTAGAAATACTCTAGACCTTTCAAATCCCATGACCCTCTTTACGGGATTTGACCCCTATTATTGGGCTACAGATAATATTCCTCTGCAACAGCTACATGATAGAGACGCAGCCCTGGCCGATAGAATTGACCTAATCTCAGTAGGTAGAGTAGATGTAACAGGTAATGGCACAGCCTCCCCGGTAATAAATGCACTACCCACAGGTTGGGCTGTGACCCGTAACGGAACTGGTGACTATACCATTACCCATAGCTTATCGACTCTATTATATTCAGTTATGTCAAGTTGTCAAAGTACGACGCCGGCGTTTGTAAATCAATATGCAGCCTCCGCTAACACTTGTAGTATTCGTACATATAACCTGAGCGGGGCTGTAACTGATATGCAATTTTCTTTATTGATAACCAGACTATGAATCCCTATTTGCTATATATTAAGTGGGCAGTGCTCGTTGTTTTTGTATTGGTCTTGGTTGGTTTTGGCTATCATCTAGGCTCCAATCATTATGGTCCAATTATTGCCGACCTTACTGAAAAAGTAGAGGCGGCCAAGGATGCCCAGACTGCCTTGTCTCTTTCTCTAGAGGCTCAAACCCAGAATGCCGAAACGGCCAAAAAACAGGCCGATCTTGCCTTGGAAAATAGTAAGGCGGCCTTGGCTGCGGCCCGCAAGAGTCAGCAGAAGGCCTTAGACGAAATAGCTTTCTACAAAAGAGAGGTGGCTGACCCTAGAGGTCGCACCTGTTCCCAGGCAGTATTAGAAATAAAGGACAATATAAATGTTAAATAAAATTATACCTTTTCTCTTTTTAAGTCTGTGCTCCTGTGCTCAACCCGTAAGACCCAATGTAGTACCTCAGATTGTAAAAGTAGAAGTACCCGTTCCGTGTGTAGTTCCGGCTGTAGAAGAACCAGTATTTATAACAGATGCTGAATTAGCCACTATGTCAGACTACCAAGTAATAATTTCCCTATGGGTAGACCATAAAGAGAGAAAGAATTATATTGAGGAACTTAAAGCCTCGAACAAAGGTTGTTCGGGGTTAAAATAGAGTAGTAAATTAACCAATAGGATATTATCAAAATGGCAGGAACAAGCGATTACTTACAGAATAAACTCATTGACTTTGAACTTAGAGGTCAGGCTTTTACTCCCACACCGACTATTTATATAGGCATTATGACTTGTACCAATGGAGCTCGAACCAGTGGCATAGCCCTAGCCCTCAATGCTACAATTAGTATGGTTGCTGCTGACGGGTTTAATCATTTATATAAGACCACTGTTGCTGGTAATACTGCCGTAACTGCTCCTCTTTTCCCAGGTGTTCCTGGAGAGACTATTACTGATGGTACCTGTACTTTGGTAGAACAGTCTGCATCAATTCAGAATGGTACTGCCGTCGTGGAACCTACCGGTATTGGTAGCTATCAGCGAGCTTCTGTGTCAACCTCCATGGCTACTTTTAATAATACGCAGGCCTCTGGTACGGCTGTGGCCAGCTCAGGGACCTCCTCTACTACTTCAAATACCAATACAATTTCTTTTGTGGCTGCAACTGCTGCATGGACCTCTGGTACAACCCAAGCTTGGGGTTTTGCCATTTTCGATGCCTTGTCTGGGGGTAACCTCCTACGCTATGGCGGCCTAAATGCAAACCAGGTTATTAACTCTGGAAATACCCTGACCTTTGCCCCCGGTACCTTGGTTATAAAAATTGATAATGCCTAATATATCGGTTATAGATATAGATAACGACTAATATAAATGATATTTGCAGCGACCTCATTCAGTACTAATTCGTTTAGTACTACTGGAACGGTGATGGTTGCCATATCTGGTAGTTCAAACTCTAGGGCCTATGGCTCTGGAGTTCCTATTAATTCTGTACTGGCCATAGGCCAGACCAATTCTAATAGTAGTTTGGCTGGAACGTTGGCCAAACAAGTAGCCATACTAGGCACGTCTAACTCCAATAGCAATAGTTTTGTATCCCTCCCAACCCAGGCCTCTGGAGTTTCTGGGCAAGATACTTTGGCGTCTGCTCCATATTCTACAGTCAGCTTTGGTACTAGTATTGATCTAGGCCTAATTAATATTTCTGGTATTATAGGTCAAAACTCAAACGGCTTAGCTTCAGTCTCTAGTATAAACCTTATTTCCGGTACGGCTGGTCAGTCATCTAGCTCTACGGCCCAGTTTTTTACAATTACAACTAACTACATTTCCGGTACGGCTGTCCAGTCATCTAGTTCTACGGCCCAGTTTTTTACAATTACAACTAACTACATTTCCGGGGTAGGGGGGCAAGTTTCATCAGGGTCAGGGGACTCGTCCAACCTGTCTTTTATCTCAGGACTAACTAGTCAAGTTCAAACTCAAGGTGCTGACAGTTTCTTGATAACCACCCCTTCTGGAGTTTCTGGCCAAAGAAGTGTAATGGCAGGGGACCTGTTCAATCCTGTGTTTATTACCACTGACGGATCAGGTCAAACATCCTCTGGAAAAGGAACTGGAGTAATACCAACATGGATTAATCCAGGTCTCTCTAGTCAAGAAACAGTTTCTTTTGGAGATCTGGTAGTCGGAACTTTTATTGATCTGATACCGGTCTCAACTATACCTACTCAAATAGGAGAGGGTCCAGTTGTCTATCCAGTAGATCAAGACCTGGTTATATACTCTGGGATTACTAGTAAGTTTCAGTTTGCCTATGTAGACCCCTTGTCTCTGCTACCAATCACCCTTGGTGGAGTAGAGGCGGTATTTGAGATAAGTAATATCAAAGATCAGTATAATATCATTTATACTCTGAGTACCCAAACAGGTGAGTTACAAATAGATCCTGTTTTCGGAGTAATCACCATTAATTTCTCTTCAGATTTCACAGGTAGTACTGACCCTTTTTATGGTCTCTATAGGCTAAGACTGATAGCCTCCGGTACCAGTCTTCAAATCCTTAAAGGATTTATTTTATTGGATGGGGCACCATGACAGCTTTGGCGATTCTATTTTGTGGTATATTCGATAGAATGAGGGGTTTCCACTGGAGATTCATGAGTTTCCTCTATGGCCTATTAATGGCTTTTATCTTTGGTATTACCTGGAAACTCTCCCTAGTCTTTGCCCTGTTGTGGTGGCTGGGGGCTGCTCCTGGTTGGGGAGAGCCCCTAGGGTCTCTTTTTGCAGGCAGATTTCAAAAGGTCTCTAGTAGAGAATGGTGGCAGGTACTAGGTCTTCAAAATCCAGGAAATGAACTTTGGGCCTCTTTGTTTAGAGGAGCCATGTGGGGAGCCTGTATATTACCAATGTCCTACTGGTTTCCAAGACTAGTATTTCTTCCGGTAATAACTGCCCTAGGTTTTGTCCTGGCAGTACCCATCGGCAAGTTTTTAGGCCATATCCTAAAAAAAGAATCCTGGGCCACAATGGAATTCGTAAGAGGCCTTTTGATGGGCCTGGGCATATTTATAATAAGCTAAAATAATCACTTAAAGGAAAATTAAATGTCTACTTCATATTCGTACCCAGAAAGAGTCCAACAGTCTGTAACCAACACCCCTGGAACAGGGTCTTTCATCCTCGGAGCTCCCGTGGTTGGCTTTACCTCCATGGCCGCAGACTCTACTCTTGAATCAGTTATTATTACTGAAGGTAGTACTTGGGAAGTACGTAAAGATTGTATCTATACTCAAAATAATCTAACCCTGACTCGTGGTACTTTGGTAGCTTCTAGTAGCGGTGGCACCATTACTTTTTCTGGTGCTTGTATTGTAGCAGTTGGTCTCAGTGGAAGCTCGGAGGGCCTTAAGCAGACCCGGATCAATTCTCTGGAAGGGAAAGTTTCTCAATTTTATACCAACAAAAGTAACTTTCCATCTCCGACTGGGGTGGTCGATGTTTTATATGTAGACAAATCTACTAATATAATCTGGGTTTGGAACGGCTCTGCCTATGCTTCTACCCCTATGGCAGTAGACGTCAATAATAACTTTATTGCCCAGATTGCCCCCAGAACTGGGACTATATCTAACTTGATGGGCATATTCAATGCAGCCTCTGGTGAGATTGCACGGACTACTGACTTTACTGCCAAGGTTTTATATCCAACTACAGTCGGTGGTACACCGGTACTTGAGCCTGCCAACAAATTTATTGGCTATTTGTGGGTGCCGCTCAGTGGGAATACCGGAATTACCAATAACGGCGCAATTTCACTAAATACTACCGGTGCAATCATAGATCCTAATATTGCCTCTCTTGTCACTGTCAATACTAGTAATATAGATTTATCAGCTCTAAATACCCTGTTCACAGGGTATCTCTCACATGTTAATATTTCCGGCAGAATACACTATTCAAGTCAGACCGACTCAGAGGGCTTTAATAGGGGTGTAAAGGTCCTTATAGGGGGAGCAGCCAATTCTCTTTTCACTAATGCAACACTTACTGTTGAGGCAAGACAAGGCGCATCTTTTAATGGTACTATTTCTGGGAATACCTTGACAGTAACCGGTGTGTTTTATGGTAATATTATTATTGGCTCTGTTATTGCTGGGACTGGGGTTACTGCTGGTAGTAAAATCACAGCCTATGGCGCAACTCCTGGGCAGTATACTCTATCGGCAGCAAGCACAGTATCCACTGCAACCAAAATGACCATAGACAGTAGGGACACTATAATCAATATTAATGAGAATTTAGATATGACTGCTCCTACTAACTTTTTAGGCTTTTCTGCAAACCATAATGCCGTTACCCTAATGCCCAACATATCAACTGCCGGGTACATTACCATCTCAATCTACTCGATATAATGAATGAATATTCTATTCTCTCCCGGGGCTCCTTTAATAAGGGGTTTTAATCCACAAGATGATTTTACTTACACCGTCACGCAAAACCCTGGTGCTGCCGTAACCACCACCACTAGTGGACAATTATATGATGCTAATGTAACTCATTACTATAACTCAGGTATTCCAAATAACTTTGACATCTCCATACAGCAGTCTCTTACTAACCCGATCAAGTCTATGTCGATTACCCCTGTTCCACCGACTTTGGCAACCATAGACTTGCAAGGTCATGTTACCTATAGTGGCCAGGAAACGGCTGTTTTTGAAATACAATCAGGAGGTATAACCCGCCGTTACTTTCAATGGATGCAGTCTATCGGATTCGTAGATAACTATTACACTACCAGCTACTTGCCAAACTCCCTTGGTGAACATATAAGTTCGTCAACGGATGCTCTCCTGATTGGAAAAGTGGCGCAAGGACAAACTAGCGGCTTGGCTTGGAATCTGAGTTACCCACAATCAGGTGGTAGTCAGAACCGACTGCTAAATTGTAACTATGATGTAAATGCTATAGCGGCTGATATTAACCCTAACTTTTTTGGTAAGGATATTTTAAATATCTCAGCAGTAGGCATTGTCAATACTCATGGTAGTACCGTCTTCAACGAACATCCGGGACTGTTGATTACACCAAGGCATATCTTTGGTGCCAACCACTACCAAACTGGAAATGGTGTAATCGGCTCTAAAATAGTATTTATGGCTAACGATGGTAGTTTCCAAGTCAGAACCCTGATTGATAAATGGTCAGATTCAGGTAGAGATCATTGGCTCGGATACTTAGACGCCCCAGTAACAGGTATACCTGTTTTGAAAATCATGCCAACTGGTTGGAGAACATACTTTAAAAGCCTCGATACCTCATTAGGTCCATATAAGGGTATAGTTGCTGTAATAAGTAAAACCACGCATCTAGCCAATGGTACTGGTAACAGTGACCGTTGGGCAGTCAATGACTATCAGCAGTATATAATAAATTTTAGTGGTAGCGTCTGGGATTTTACTTCATGTGATACATCAACCTCTAGTCCAAGAAGTACATGGAATAGTCTCATCTCCGGTGGGGATAGTGGTGGAGGAGTGTTCCTCCTCGTACAAAATTCACTGGTATTGATTAGTGCCTATGTATTTCCTGGAGGAGGTTACTCTATAGAACAAAATTCATCTAGACTTGAATCCCAGATGCTCCTGCTCAGTACTAATAATGGTGGTAGTACTGCCGCTGTTGACAATACGTTTACCCGAGCCGATCTAAGTTCATTTACGACGTATTAGACCAGGTGGAAAAGTGTAAGGTATGCCTTGTATGTTCAATCCTGATTTCCGAATGTGAAGACACCGGAGATGCTTCAGCCAGAGTTAAGGAAGTTTTATCACGAATCTACTCAAACCACAAAGAAGAAATAGATGTCTTAATGGCTGAAAAAAATCTCTCTGAAGTAGAATTCAAGTCTACCACGACCTACTCTTAGCTAAAAAAAACGCCCAAACCACGGGCATTTTTTCTAGATTTCTACTACCAATTCCTGGATATATTCAGGGTTTAGCCTTATAGGTTCATATCCATAAGGGTTACAGATAACTCTGGTTTCTCCGATTTTATAGTCAAAGGAGTCATGAGTATGCCCGTGAATCCAGACCTCCGGTTGGTACTCCATAATCAATCTATCCAGGCTATTACTAAAGCAGTCATTTAAAAGGTCTCCTTTAAATCTGGCCGGAATGGATTGAAGACTAGGAGTATGATGGGTCACCACTACAGTTTTAACCTTAGTATCCAAGGCATCTTTCAAGAACTCGACAGTATTACTGTTCTCTAGTACTGTGTCTTCTACCCTAAGTCCTTTAATAACCCTATAATCTGAGAAGTATTTCTGGACTTCCCACTTTCTAGGCTCTTCTATATTAGTCCAAAGAGTGTCTCCGATAAATCTAATCCCTTCGAAGAAAAACTCATCTCCAGCCTGTAGGATCACACAGTTGGATAGGTCAGAGTATCTTTTTTTAAAGGCTTCCTTGGAGTATTGACTTCCGTAAAACTCGTGATTACCCGACACCATGACAAAAGTCTTGTCTGGATTCTCAATAAAGATTTCTCTGAGGCGATCTATAGACTCATGGCTGGAGGAGGTCATATCCCCGGCCATGACAACCAAGTCTGCCTCTTTGCTAATAGTAATCCCTAGACTATCAATAGGTCTAAGAAATTCAAGATGGACATCTGACATTACTTGAAACTTCATTTTTTTCTCCTGCTAAAAATTCGCCCAAAAGAGCTGAATAGGCTGCTGCATCAACATAGTCATCAGCCCTAAAAGAACCTTGACGACCACGTACTAGTTTTAATAATATCATAAACTCCCAGCCTTCGGCCTCTGTAAGTAAATGGCCAGTAAGGGAATTGAATACCTCGACTATGGTCTTCATACTACGTTCACCTTCTGGTTTATCTCGTTGACTACCTCGGTCTTTCATTTCAGAGGCAGCCTTCTCTAGGAAGTTAATTGCTTTCATAGTGTTTAGATTTGAATATAGGCCTATGGTTGAATTTAAAAAGGGAAGTAGGTACCCTAGGTTAGGTCTTGGTATTTAAACCTCTCCTAGTGAAGAATCGTCCGTGTTAGGATATTCGGTTCAGTCTCCAGGTACTTAATATAGGGTAGATTATCTGTGGCCTCCAAGATTCTTATAGTAGTTTCTTTATCATAGGCCTCATTACCACAGTCAGAGCAAACATATGCATTAACCATTAATGATCTAGGCTCTTGGTCTAAGGGTGTTTCTAAAAAGACCTCGTGGTCTTTAACTAACTCTACTGTTCCTTCTCCACCACAATCATTACAATCAGAACTATCTATATCTTGTAGTCCAAATTCTTCCTGTGTATTAGACAAGGCTCGACGAATTGCTTCTTTTTCTACTTCATTAGTAACTTCGGTCTTCATGATGATCTCCCATAGATTCTTAATATTTTAGGTTTGTCAAAGCCCTTTTCCAAACTTTTCGTTTGAAATCAAGTACTTACCTTCCCAACTGACAAACTGACAAACTTTCTTGAAAAAAATGCCCCCACCTCTCTATAAAAAGCTCTATTAGAACGAAAGTACGACAACCTCTATATATATATATAATATAATATAATATAATATATATATATAGAACAAGGGGTTAGCTCTTTTTTGTAGAGACCCAGGCTTTTCCTTTTATAAAGGTTGGCAAATAATTTTATGCTGTAGACAGAAAAGATGTGCCATTTTCACGAAAAGTTTTGTCAGTTTGTCAATAATGGGGTTAAGTGCTTGATTTTAAAAAGAAATCCAACTGACAAAACTATTT